GCGCCCCGTGGTTGGTAGTGTGGATAAGTGTGTTGATAATGTGGATAACTTATCCTAGATAATCAGTTAATTTGTTTACCGTGTCCGTTAACTTTTTGTTTACTTCATGTTCCTTTTCAAAAAGTCCTTTCCAGTAGTTACATTCTTTTTCAAGTCTTTCACATGGTAGTTCTTCGCTTGTGGGTTCGTTCATCATTTTTCTTAAATCTTCATTAGCCTGTACAAGTCCTATCGTTTCTAACGCTTTGAAAAATTCATTGTCAAACCAATTCATTTTTGTTACCTCCTTTATATGTTATAATCATTATATCACATCTAAAGTAATAAAGCAATACCTTTTTCACATTTCATTTTTACTTCCATGCTTACAAAACGTACATTGCCTATTTTGTAGTTATTGGCTAACCACTTTAATTGCGTGATATTTTTAGAACGTGTAAGCAAAGTATTTTCTTTGTGGTCATCAATCGTAAGCGCATATTTTAATTTACATGACGGGTCAACTTTATCACTTATGTATATAACACCATTTCTAAAATCGCTATAAACACCGTAGTTATTGCTGTCATATTCAATAGTAAAATTGTATCTTGCGGACGTTTGCATTTTTTCTATAAAAGAATAGTTATCATAAACATAGTTACCGTCTTTTGCATATTTTCCGTAGTCTGTACCGTTTAACATTCGTAAAAATTTTGATTTTTCTTTCTTTTCTTTCAAACCGCTAGAACCTATTGCATATTGAAATAAAACATTTTCACTTGTCCAAATACCACCCTTTTCTATCGGTGGTATATTAAAAGCGGGGTGCAAGTGATAGGGATTGTGAAATTTTGTGTTATTCCCTAACATAAATACAATAACCCTGTCTTCTTCCCTGTCTATTGTATGATATATAGACAGCAATAAATCGGGTTCTTTCCAACCGTTAATATATGAATTAGCCTGTTTTTCTTCTAGCATATATTCATCAAAAATCATGTATTTAACACGTGGAAAACTTCTTTTCTTTATTTTGACCGCTTCACTCAATGCTATACAATAACCTAATTGTTTCTTTTCTGTTATATCACTTTCGGGGTGTTCTATACACAAAAACATATCTTCATTAGTAAACTCGAAAGTATATTCTTTAAACTCGTTTGCAATAACTTTTTGATATGCTTCTTCTAATACACCGTGTTTCTTTTCGTCCTGTGTTCGTACAATATACACAAATTCAAAACCCTTTTCTATGCACTTATCAAGGGTAAACATTTGACAAGTATATGTTTTACCTAAAGAACGTTCACCGTTAATAAGATTAAAATTTCTTTGGTATGGCAATATATCGTATATGTTCCAATGTATACCATCATAAACGTACACTTTTCTAACCTCCTTAAAATAAAGTAAGACACACATTGTTCAAAACGTAGGTGTCAGCCCGTTCACCGCGGGACGGTTTCACCCGTTGACTTCCCACTAGTGCCGTTAAGATTAACAAATGTGTGCCTTACACTTGTTATTATATCATGACTTTATTGTAAAGTCAATATCTTTTAAAACAACCCCGCCTTGAACGTGTGTAAATTGTAACTTACCCTCAAAACTTGAACCCGCAATAAAATTATCCCATGTGACGTGCTTATAGCAACGTGACGGCATACCCGCACACGTTATATTTAATTCGCCGTCAATTTCTTCTATATAGGTTTTTTGCCTTACGAAACGCGCCCTTGTGAATGTGCTTTCGTGTTTCCATGCACCTAATTTTACAGGGTCAACCTCAAGCCCTTTTGGTATTTCCGTACCAATTAAATGTAAACTATCAGTATCAGCATAAAGGAATCTATCATATACTTTTTGTGCGCTAGTAATTGTTTTGCGTCTAGCCCATGCTGTTATAAAAGTACCTACAGGTATATAAATCGGGTTGCGCGTTTCTTTTTCTCCTAATGCGTATTTTATTACACCGTTATCGTAGTAAGGTATTTTTGATCGCACGTTAGGATTTAAAGCAAATTTACCACTTAGCGCGTTAAGCATAAGTTTAGCAAGTGTACGCATAGCCTTATTACCGTTCAATGTACTTTCTATTTTTACCGCATTCCATTTGTCTATATATTCTTTAAATAGACCCGTTGTGCTTTTGAATTTCCACCCACTATGCCACGTTATATTATATACGTGGTAATGTTCAAAAAATAGTTCAAGGTCAACAGACGTTAAACACATTGTAACTTCTTCATCTTCACTAGATGAAAGGTAAGCCGTAGGTATAAAGGAAAGGTTATTTTTTAATTGTATTGTAGGTATGTGATTTTCTTTCAATTCAAATTGACAAGTAAACATTTGCACATACAAATTATACAATTTATCGGGTTCATATTTACCCTCAAAAAATATACCCTCCCCGTATGGTAACTGTTGATAATACATAACAGACGGATAAAGACTATTAACGTCTAATACTATCCCCGTGCCTATATCTTGCCCTTGTCTTCTAGGGTCGCAATATGTAAAACCGCCTTTGTAGCTTTGCCTAACGTCAAAATCATAGTCGGGTATAGGAAACCATTTACTAAAGTTCTTTTTGCCTACAATTTTTTTGTAATCATATAGAGCGTTACTTCCCTGTGTCATTTGGCGTAAGTCTTGATTAAATAAGGTCAATAAAGCTCGTGACACAATTTCAACGTCATTTCTTAAATACTCTATTTCTTGTGGTGTTAAAATATGTCCTATTTCTCTTTTTTCATCATAATCTATTTCTAGTTTAGATATAGGTAAATTGAAACCTTTTGCTATTGCTTCAACGCTAAATGGTAGAATCTTTAATGAATCATATATTGTTATTTTTTCTGTTTTGTTTTCGTCCTTATTAAAACAAATTTCTAACGAATAAAATTGACCCTTATCAGATATTAGCGTTGTAAACGTTTTTGTTTTTAATTTTTTTCTATCCGTAACATGCTTATAACCATGTTTAAACAAATAACACAATATAAATTCGCCGTCAAATTTTAAGTTGTGAAAATAAAAAGTTGAACCTGTGTTATTTTTAGCAAATTCAATAAACCATTCTAAACTATTACCGTATTTGAAACTATGCGTTTCATCAATACTACATATCCCACAAGCCCACACGCGACAGTCTAGGGGGTCTGTTGTTGTTTCAAAATCCGCAGTAAAAAGCATAATTTTAATGCCCCCCTTTCTTATATTTTACGCGTAGCCGTTACTTTCAAAATGTTCTATTATAGATTCAATCTTTAAATCAACCTCTATTGGGTCATAAATAAAATCTAATTGTAGAACAGGGTCATTATAAAAAAGGTCTGTGAACTCGTCGGGGGGTATGTTTTCTACAATTCCTAATATATCATTACCTTTTGTACCAAATACGTTATAAAGTCCTTTGATATAATTTTCTTTGTATCTTTCCATTTTTTCATAATTATAATTGCTTTTAACCTGTTTTTCTACTGTTTCAATAAACTTATCCCATTCTTGCGGGCGTATTTTATCAATATTATATTTTTTAGGATTTAGGTTGTTTGCTTGAATACTTCCCATTGTACCTTTGTACGTTGATACATTAGCCCTTTTCTTTTCAATCGTTCTTTGTCTGTTAATCTGTGCAACTTTATAGCCTACTTCTCTTCTTTCCCATGCTGTAGTTTTAATACCGCTTTTACTTGTATACGGTTTTTCAGCACCCCTTTTTAAGAAACGTGAAAAACTATTAACTTCACGGTTGAAGTCTTTACGTGTTCCAATGTTCCCCATCAATTCTTTAACCGTTATTTTTTCGGGTAAATACGGTGCAAATTCGGGGTGCTTTTTTAGTGTTCGTGTTATTTTGGCGTTGAACCGTCTAACTGTTTTAGATATTTTTTCTCTATCAGATTTACGCCATTTAATATTATATTGTTTAGGCATTTATAAAAATCTCCTTTATAAGACACTAGAAAACCGCGCGTTTCTATCTTATTATATAAAACAAGGTCATAAAGTTCATTATTATATACCCACAATTTAAAGCGTTTATATAGTGAATAGACTAGTGTTTCCCTGTTTTTCTTGAATTGTTCGTTAAACTTTTCAAGGTGGTTATTACTACTAAAATAAAATGTTATACCATTCAAGGTAGTTTTATACGGCGATTTTATTAAATCATAAACAATACCGTTCCTTGTCATACTCATAATTGAAAATAGCGGGCGAACTATAAGCCCGCCCGCTTTCCTCCTTACTTATTCTATTTAACCATATTGAAAGTAAGTAACTTTCTATCGCCCTTTGTAATCTGAACAACCTGTAATTTAACGGGCTTTTTCCATGTTGTCGGGTTTCCTTTGATTGCAAAAATCTTTTTCAGTGCGCTAAACACGCCTAAAGAAACCGCCTGATAACCTATTCCGTCCGTATCAATCAATACAATTCTAGGACACATATTTGTTTCGCCTGTTTCACGATTCACACACGTTACTACTTCACAAAATACGTGTTTGACATTGATTGTCATATTGATACAATCGCCAATTCTTTTTTCGGGGTTGTTCATTGCGTTAAACAACACTATTTCTTCGTCTTCATTTTTTGGAATCATAGAACAAAACTGTGTTTTGCGTTCTGCTGTCAAATCCATAATGAAACGCTCGTCTTCGTCCATAACCGCAAGTGCTGTGTTTCCCTCTGCCTGTGTGTTATCAAATGGTGTCATACCTTTTACATTTTCAAATTCGCTCATTTTATTGTTCTCCTTAAATTTTAATGTTCCCCGTATATGTCCGTTAGGTCAGACTTTAGTGTTTCACGTGAAGCATTATTCTTCTGTTTCGTCCTCGTCCTTTTCGTTTCCGCGGATAACTTCCGCTAATTCCATGAATTTTTCAAACGGCAATCCGTAAGTTACTTTTTCCGTGTCAATTCCTGTAATAACATAGTTACCATTTTTTCCGTACTTTTTACGTACCAACTTTAAAGCCTTGTCGTTGTTCATTGTAACATTGCTGATAGAAATAGGTTCTAATGGGATTGTTACAATTTTGCCGTTTTCCATAGTTACGGTTACACTGTTGATTGTGTGTGTTTCAATCGTTCTTGTTACTTTCTTCATTTTGTTTACCTCGTCTTTTCAAATTTTGTCAAGTCATGCTTTCTACTCTTATCCATCCGTGAAAGAACCTTTTTCATTATACACATGTCAGACTTTGCTGTTTTTTCATGCGACCGTTGTTCTGAATCACTTTTATGTTTTACTTGCATTTCTTAACTGTCTTTATTATATCAGATAATTGTAGAAAATGCAAGCGTTTTTTATAATTTTCTTCAAAATTATTTTATCTTGATTTGAATTATGTTATAATATAGGAAAGAAAGGAGGGTTGTTCATGGATTGGAATGTGGTAGTACAGGCGGTTTCAACTTTTGGTTTTCCTACTGTTATGTGCGGGGCAATGGCTTACTACGTTAAGTACATAACCGATAAGCACAGAGAAGAAGTCAGCAAACTAAACGAACATCATAAACAGGAAATGCTTGATATTGTTAAGGCTGTTGACAATAACACATTAGCCTTAACAAAACTATGTGAAAAAATAGATAAGGGGGTTTGAAATTATGGCTAGTGCTAATGATATTGTAAATCAAGCCCGCGCGTGGTTGGGTAAAAATGAAGCGGACGGAAGTTTTAAAGAAATAATTGACGTATATAACAGTCACAAACCACTTGCCCGTGGTTATGCCGTAAAATATACTGATGAATGGTGTTCAACTTTTGCAAGTGCTGTTTCTATCAAATGTGGGGCAACTTTAATCTTTCCTACTGAATGTGGTTGTGAAAAACATATTGAATTGTTTAAGTCTTTAGGCTCATGGATTGAGGACGAAAGCATTACACCTAAAGCGGGTGACGTTATTTTTTATGATTGGAATGATAACGGCGTAGGGGATAACAAAGGATATGCCGACCATGTGGGAATTGTTGAAAGTGTTTCAAATGGTGTTATTACGGTGATTGAGGGTAACAATAGTTCAGCGGTTCGCCGTAGAACAATAGCGGTTAATGGGCGTTATATTCGCGGATATGGCAGACCTAAATACACAGGCGAAACAAGCACACCAACACAGAACATTGATACAATCGCTAAAGAAGTTATTGCGGGTAAATGGGGCAACGGTGAAGACAGAAAAAACAATCTAACAAATGCGGGTTATAATTATGCAGAAGTTCAGAACCGTGTTAATGCCATTCTTAATGGTAGCGGTAACGTTGGCAAGAAAAGCAATGAAGAAATTGCCCGTGAAGTTATTCGCGGTGATTGGGGCAATGGCGCTAATCGTAAAAATCTCCTTACCGCAAGCGGGTATGATTATTATACCATTCAATCAATCGTTAATAATTTGTTATAATGTTTCACGTGAAATATTATAAGAAAAGGAGGGTCTAAAAAATGGCATGGATAGGGGGAAACCGTTATCTTTCACAATCAGAAATGGAAAATAATGCTATTATTATATGGAATTATTTAGGCTCAAAGGGTTGGTCACTTAACGCCGTTTCTGCTATATTAGGAAATATGCAAAGCGAAAGCACAATAAACCCTAATATTTGGGAATCGTTAACGGTTGATTATTCGCGTGGTTATGGTTTAGTTCAGTGGACACCCGCAACAAAATATATAGATTGGGCGGGGGCTGATTGGGAAAATGGTGACAGGGAACTTGATAGAATTATTTATGAATCAGAAAATGCTTTACAATGGTTTTCCAATCCAAATGCGCCTATTATAAACCCTCCTATTTCATTTAAAGAATTTACCACCTCTAATGAAGAAGTAGGAACTTTAGCAAATTATTTTTTATGGTATTATGAACACCCCGCCGTAACAATTCAGCCTAACAGGTCAGAGCAGGCAATAGCATGGTTTAATTTTTTAGGTGGTGAAGTTTGCCCCGTTGTTGTACCTCGTTTAAATTCAGATGGTATGTTAAACAATCCTTATTGGTATTCTTTAAACCCTTTTTATAAATCGGGTTATGGTTTACCTAATTGCACGTGCTATGCATGGGGTAGGCGATATGAAATAACAGGAAAAGCCCCCGATACAAGTTTAGGAAACGCCGCCACATGGTTTGATTATGCCGTTTCTCATGGGCAAAAAACAGGGCAAACCCCAAAAGCGGGCAGTATAATGGTATGGAAATACACAGGCTCACACGCTAATGACGGCGGGCATGTTGCAATTGTTGAAGAAATAGACGGCGAAACGGTTGTTACTAGTAATAGTGCATATGGGGGTGCTTATTTTTATACACAAACCTTATCCCCGCCTTATGAATGGGCTTCATATACACAATTTCAAGGATTTATTTATTTAGATTGTAGTATAGTACCCCCTAAACCATCAGATAAAAAAGGTAAATTGCCAATTTGGGCATATTGCAGACTATTATAAGAAAGGAGTTATTTACATGGCAATTTTAACAAAAACAGGCATGAATAAAATTTTGCGTAGAATCATGGAAACGGGAGGTTTAACGCCCGACATGGAAGAAGATATTCAGCGTATACGTGATGATTTTGACGAGCGCGAAAGTATTCTAAAAAAATACGGTGAAACGTATGACGGCGAAGATGCGGACGATTACGAATACACAGGACGCGACACGGACGATATTTACACACCAAAAGAGGAAGAAAAGGACGCTAAAGAATGGCGTACAAAATACGAGGAAATGAAAGCCCGTTATCTTGACCGCTTTTTTGGTGGCATAGACAATGACAAAAATTTTGAGGAAACAATGAACGAAACACGCGAAGACGTAGAACGTGACGGCGAACCACAAACGTATGATGAACTACTTGAACGTGTTGAGGGCTAAACAAATTTAAAGGAGGAAATAAAAATGCCTACAATCCCTAAAAAGACTAAAAGCCTTAGTGAAATGAATAGTGCGGATATTCTTAATGTTACGCGCTCTGAAATCGGTGGCACTTATGCCGACCAAATTCCCGCAGTTGTAAAAGTTGGTGACACATTGCCAAATGGAAGAATTGCAACACAGGCGGATTCTATCGCGTCATTGCGTGGAATCGGTGAAATTATGATGACTTATCAGCCGTTACAAAATGCTTTTTTATCCGCGCTTGTAAATCGTATCGGGCGCGTAATTATCACAAGTAAACTTTATGAAAACCCGTGGGCGGGCTTTAAGAAAGGATTGCTTGAATACGGTGAAACTATTGAAGAAATTTTTGTAAACCTTGCTAAACCGTATCAGTATGACCCTACCGGAGCGGAAAGTGAAGTTTTCAAACGTAGGATTCCAGACGTTCGTGCGTCTTTCCATAGTATGAACTATCAGAAATTTTACCCTACAACAGTATCAAACGACCAGTTAAGACAGGCGTTTCTTTCGTGGCAAGGAATTACTGACCTTATCGGAAAGATTATTGAGCAAGTGTATACGGGTGCTAATTATGATGAATTTCTTGTGATGAAATACATGATTGCACAGGTTGCACTTAAAGGTGAAATTTACCCTGTAAATATTCCCGCAGTAACCGCCGATAATGCGCGTAGTGTAACAACTGCTATGGTAGCACAGGCAAGAAAACTTTCGTATATGTCAAGTCAGTACAATCTTGCGGGTGTCAAAACATATACAGACCCTAACTTTTTGTATATGATTCTAACAACGGATATTGAAAGTATTTTTGATGTTGAAGTTTTGGCGTTGTCTTTCAATATGAATAAGGCTGAACTTATCGGGCGTCAGATTGGCGTTGACGGTTTCGGTATTATTGATGAGGAAAGACTTGCCGAGATTTTCAAAGATGACCCGTATACAAGTTATGTTCCATTCACAGAGAAACAGAAAACGGCACTTTCTTCTATTGCTGGACTAATGGTTGATGAATCATGGTTTATGATTTTTGATAACTATTACAACATGACAGAAATTTACAACCCACAGGGATTATATTGGAATTACTTCTATCATGTGTGGAAAACTTTTTCTATTAGCCCGTTCAGTAACGCAGTTTTATTTACAACAGAAACGCCCGCAATTACTAGCGTAACAGTTTCACCCTTCACGGTAACAGTTGCTAAAGGTGCAACGTCACATTTTAGCGCGTTAGTTGTAAATACAGGTTTTGCACCTAAAGACGTTATTTGGAAAGTAACAGGAACGAAAGACGTTACAAGCACTATTGACGTTAACGGACTTTTAACTGTATCAGGTGCGGAATCGAACACAACACTAACAGTTACGGCTACAAGTGTGTTTGACAATTCAAAGAAAGGAACGGCAACGGTAACAGTACAGTAATAAGGAGGGTTAAACATGAATGTAATACCAATGGCACCTATAACAAGTGTAAAGGTATGTAAAAATGTTCCCCTTGATTCTACTTATAAGGACACGTTAGATTTTTCTAGCGTGTCCGCACAGGTATCATATTTTACAGGTAAAGCAAAGTACACTTTTACCGACCTTACACCCGTAAGACTTCAAAACGCTTTGAGGTTGCCCGTTAACGCTGATAAACTTTATGATTGTAATTATATCATGTTTCAAAACTCTAATTTTGCTAATAAATGGTTTTATGCGTTTATCAAAGATATTCATTTTATCAATGTGAATATGAGTGAAATTGAAATTGAACTTGATGTAATACAAACATGGTGGTTTGACATAACGATAAAACCGTCATTTGTTGAAAGGGAACATATAAACAATGACGCTATCGGAAATAATTTGATTGCTGAAAACCTTGAATTAGGTGATTATATAGCAAGAGATTTTGACGGTACGAATATTTTAGGCGGTTCTTCAATCGTAGTAGCTGCTACAACAGATAGTGGGGGTACAAAAGTAACAGGCGGTACTTATTGCGGTATTTATAGTGGGTTATATTTTAGCGTGTTTAGTGATTATAGTGATGTCAATGCAATGATTGAAACGTTGACTAATGCTAATAAAAGTGACGCTATTGTGGCAATCTTTCAAATGCCAACGGCTATGGTTGGTGAAATAGGGGACAGCGCAAAAATTTACGATATTAGCAAAGATAAAAACTTTTCAGATATTGACGGTTATACACCACGAAACAACAAGTTATTTACACACCCGTTTAATTTTCTGTATGTAACAAACCTTAACGGAAACGGCGCAGAATTTCATTATGAATATTTTAGTGATAATTCTTGTACCTTTGTAATGGCGGGTGATATGTCGTGTAACCCTCAAATTTTTCTAGCCCCTACTAATTATAAAGGCGTTCCCGCTAACTATAATGAAAAAATGGTACTTGACGGTTATCCTCAATGTGCATACTCAACAGATTCATTTAAGGCATGGTTAGCACAAAACGGCGCAAGTACAGCAGTTAGCGTTTTAGGTAGTGCATTTACAACGTCGGTAGGAATTGCAACTCAAAACCCTATGGCAATAGCGGGCGGGGCTTTAAGCATTGCGGGAACGCTTGCAAAAATTAGCGAAACAGCAAGTTTACCAAGACAGGCTCACGGTTCAGCGGGTTCAAGTGCTAGTTTTGCCGTTGGTATTAAAGACTTTGCTTTTATGCACATGACTATTAGGCGCGAATATGCTGAATTGATTGACGATTATTTTGATATGTATGGTTATGCTACACATCAAGTAAAAGTACCTAATATAACAGGTCGACCGTCATGGAATTATGTGAAAACTATTGATAGTAAAATTATCGGTAGTGTACCCTTTGACGATATGAACAAAATTCGTTCAATATTTGATAGTGGCGTTACCTTTTGGCATGGTGATTGGGTTGGCGACTATACCCGTAATAATAAGAATTAGAAAGGAGGTAGTAAAGCATGAATAAAAAATTAAAAAAGCGTTGGCATTCAGCGGAGTTGAACAATAAAACCTATATTGATTATTATAATAGGTTAATGGAATTAGCCTTAAACATATTTGAATGGGAAAACCTACCTCCTAGCGTTGATGAAAGATTTATTGAATTAACGTTGTATGAAATGGGTTATTGTCTGTATTTCAATGATGAAATTATAGGCAACCTTGCGTTAACTTGCACGATTGGAGGGCAACTTGACGTTTACCGTATACCTGTATTGCGTAGGGCTTACGCTGTAAATGGTTATAACAAAATGTGTAGTGCGAAAGATAGTGTTTTGATATTTAATAATTATCTTCATACACCTACACAATTAACTATTGAATTATTTGCACGTAGGCTTTATGAAATTGAAAGGGCTATTGATGTAAATGTAAAAGCACAAAAGACCCCAACACTTATTTTATCAAGTGAACAACAACGTTTAACAATGAAAAATTTATATATGCAGTATGACGGTAACGAGCCTTTTATATATGGCGATAAAAACATGGACATTGAGGGTATAAAAAGTTTAAAAACAGACGCGCCTTTTGTGGCTGATAAATTAGAAACTCTTAAACATCAAATATGGAATGAAGCATTGACGTTTTGCGGTATTGAAAATAGCAATCAAGACAAAAAAGAAAGGCTTGTTAGTGATGAAGTTGGAAGTAATTACGGTAATATTGAAGCACAAAGAAATGTAATGCTTAACGCACGTAAACAAGCGGTTAAAAAAATAAATAGTATGTTTGGCACTAAAATTGATGTTCATTTTAGGTCTAATCTTGCCACAATGGTAAATATTGATAATGTTTCACGTGAAACATTAGATAATGAAGGGGTTGCATATAATGAGTAAATACACGGTAGAAATAAAACGTTTAGTAGAATGGTATTCATATTTTGCCTGTGATAAGCCAATGACTAAAAGAATTGAATTAAGTTTATCAAAAATTTTTGATTTTGACTACCCTTTATGGCGTGAAGATTATAAGCCCATTTTAGAAAAGAAAATAATCATGCATTATTTTAACAAAGAAATAGCGTTTGAAACTGTTGCATTATGGAAATTTTATTTAGAAGAAAAATTAAATCTTATAATGCCATATTATAACAATTTATACGCTACAACTGTAAAAGACTATGATTATTTAACTAATGTTAATTTAAAAAGGGTTTTTAACGGCTCAAAAAATGACGAAGAAAAGGCAACGTTAAATATTACAGGAGAAACAAGCGACAACGGAAATGAAACGTTCACGGGAAACGGTGAAAGCACATTAACGGGCAATAAAAATCAGTCTAATAAAAGTTTAAAAAGTGACTTGCCACAAGCCAATTATAATAATTTAGATTATGGAACAGATTTAACAGAGGAAGAACAAACAGGAACAGAAAACGAAAGTACAAATACCAGTAATAAAAGCACAACAGACAGAAATAATAAAACTAATATAAATCAAGATTCAATAAATAATTTGACAAAAAAACAAGACGAAAATAACATTGAATCTGAAACCGGTTCTAATGGTAATAAATCATTAACTGAATTATTGTTAGAATATAGAAACAGTCTTATAAACATAGATAATCTAATAATTGAAGAATTAAAAGATTTATTTATGCTTATATATTAAAGGAGGTTATAAATTATGGATTGCAAAAAATCAGTATTTCCCCCAGTTTTACCCGAGGTTTATAATGAAGCCCTTTCATATGAAGAACAAATATGTTTATTATATGATTATGTAAAAAATTATAAACAAGATAATACGTATAATAATACGTTTATATTTAATGATACTAATGCTTTGGCAGACGCGCAAATACCTAAAAAACTTATAAGGTCATATAGTTATGACGATATGGTTAGAGATATGGATATTCTTTGCACTAATTATCCAAAAATTAGACGAAAATCTTTAGGTTTAAGTGTATTAGGTTTAAATTTATGGTGTCTTGAATACGGAACAGAAAACGCAACAAGACACTTATTTGTCTTTAATGGTTTTCATGGAAATGAAGCGACTTCTAGTATTGCACTTTCACAATTAGAAGTTCTTGTAAAAAATGAAGTTTATGGGGGTATTAACTTATGGAATGAAATATTGAATAATGATACTTGTATTCATGTTATACCAATGGCTAACCCTGATGCATGGCAACTAGGACTTTTTGGATTTGATTATTTTCCAAATATGACAGAAGAACAAAAAACATTTATTGCAAGTTTCGTTGAGGATTATATAAGAAATTACGCAAAAGATGAAAAAGACGGCTCTAATTGGGATATTCCAACACGTGCAAACCTTGAAGAATATATCCGTTCATTAGGCGGTGACCCGTCTGTATCTTATGAAGCGTATGTTTTTAGACAAGAAGACTTGCACGTTTGGGAAGCAAATGCTAACGGTATAGATTTACATTACAATTGGTATACTGATAGCATGAAAAAAACTGTTGATTTAGCATTGGAAAATGTTAATCACGGTCACCCTAACGCGTATATTTACGGCGCGCAAGGTTCAAGGGCTTATTTAGACGAAAATAAAATTTATTATGACTATATTCGTTCGTTTGAAAATGATAATAGTTATTTTAACTTTTTAAATTATCATCAAAAAGGTCCTACAAATATTTGGAATTATAGACTTGAAGGTTTACAGAATAACAGAAATTTTGATTGCGGTAATAAACTTTGCGAATTTATGCAAGTTCCTTATTCCGCTTATGTCGGTAAACAGTCAACACCTATCGGGTTTACCGCGTGGGGAGGTATAAACTATAAAAATCCTTATACACTTTCTTTCACTATCGAGGTTGGTTGGACTTATAACAAATTAAGAGGTGATTGGTGGAATGATTCACTAACAGGCGAACCACAAAGGTCACCTGTACCCGATTCACAATGGGAAAATATTTATATATCGAATAAAGCCGTTTACATTTGGTTTATAAGATATTATGCATCTTTGCGTGATGTTTGGAATAGACACCAATATTTAAGCGAATATAATATAAAGGATAAAATAACAGATGAAAGATTCGCTATTCCTAGTATGTCTTTAATACGTTCACTTGCTAATAAAGTAGGTTCTATTTATAACGGGCTTGCTAATTTAGGATTAACATCAACCGCAACTTTACAAGACGTATTAAATAAATTAAACTTTCAAGATTCTTTAACAATGGGTGTAACATCATCATTAACTATAAGTAATGATTTGCCATTTTGGGCTTATTCAAAAACAGGTTATTTAGATATTTATCCTATGACACCGTCATCAATGGTAATAGATTTTTATGTAAGAAAAACAAACTATCTTTACAGAAAAATTTATTATACAGACGGAACTTTTACAGACTGGATAAACATGACACCAATAACAACAGATTATAAAAGTTTAGATGTCACAGATGGAGTACCTAGCGCAAAGATTGAACAATTAGCGTCTAAAGTCAATATTTATCAAACGTTAATTATTGATTTAAACAAAAAAGATAATAATATAATAGGTGTCCCTAGTGAAGTGGGAACATATTACAGGCTTGAAATTACAGGAAAGCGTCCAAATAACCGTATTACTATAACTGATATTCAAAGCGGTAATATTTATATAAATAATTATTCGCGCACAAATGGAACAGTTGGTAATTGGTACAAGATACAAGCCACCGTTCTTTCGTAAGGGGTTATCGTTCCTCATATGCTAATATAAAACGGGGCGT